ATTAAACATAATATTCATGTGGTTTTTTGTGGGGATCCAGATAATGCTAAAACTTTTGCTCTATCTATCATGAAAAGGATAAATGAAACTTATGGTGGCCAACATAACCAGGGCCTATCTTGATAGCGCGTGGCTAGAGATAGGAGACACAGATTTATTAACTATAGACAAGAATCTGATGATCCACAGAAACAGGGTGGACATAGAGAATCCAGATAGACATCTATTACGACTCATGAGAGATCCCAATAATTTTGGCATGACGATAAAGATGCTCATGGACATAGAGTTGCATCCTATACAAATAGCCATTTTGCAGGAATTTTGGGATAGATCTTTTCCAATGTTTATTGCATCTCGTGGCTTCGGAAAAAGCTTTATTCTCGCCTTGTATGCAAGTCTTAAATGTATCTTTGTGCCGGGAACCAAAATAGTTATAGTGGGCGCCGCGTTTAGGCAAAGTAAAGTTATTTTTGAGTATATGGAAACGATTTGGCGCAAATCATCTATTATCAGGAGTATTTTTAACGGCAATGATGATGGACCCAGAAGAGATGTTGATAGATGCACAATGAGATACGGAGACAGTTGGGCTATAGCAATTCCTTTGGGTGACGGTAGTAAAATCAGAGGATTAAGAGCACATATTATTATAGCTGATGAGTTTGCTAGTATTTCTCCAGATATTTATGAGACAGTAGTATCGGGGTTTGCGGCCGTTTCTGCTGATCCTATTGAAAATGTAAAATCTCAAGCCAAAAAAGAATTGATGCAAGAGTTGGGCATCTGGTCTGATGAGTTAGAGTCATTACAAAAAAGACAAAGTAATCAGGCTATTGTTGCTGGAACAGCAGATTATTCTTTTAAGCACTTTGCCGCATACTGGGAAAGATATAAAAATATTATTAATAGTCGAGGAGATAAAAGGCTATTACAAGAAATATTTGGGGAGGAGATCCCAATAAACTTTAGTTGGAAAGACTATTCTATTATTCGAATGCCATACGAATTGATTCCTAGGGGCTTTATGGATGATAAGCAGGTAGCAAGAGCCAGAGCGACCATACATACGGGAATTTATAATATGGAGTATTCTGCTTGCTTTACTAAGGATAGTAATGGATTTTTTAAGCGAAGCCTTATAGAAAGCTGTGTAACCTCGGATGTTAAGCCAATCTTAATAGCTGGAGAAGCAGTGGTCTTTGATATTAAGGCCACAGGAGATCCTAAGTCAGATCATATTTATGGTATTGATCCAGCTTCCGAAAAAGATAATTTTAGTATTATTATTTTAGAAGTAAAGCCAACTCATAATAGAGTAGTTTATTGCTGGAGTACTAATAGGAATAATTTTAAAGAGAGACAAAGAGCAGGACTATCTAACGAATATGATTTCTATGGTTTTTGTGCTAGGAAAATTAGAGACTTAATGAAAAGTTTCCCATGCTCTAGAATTGGTATGGATGCTCAGGGAGGAGGAGTAGCTATAGAAGAAGCTTTGCATGATCTACACAAGCTACAAGAGGGAGAAATACCCATATGGCCAGTGATTAATGATAGCAAGCCAGCAGACACAGATGATCAACAGGGTCTACATATTTTAGAATTAGTACAGTTCGCTCGGGCTGATTGGACCTCGCAAGCTAATCATGGATTAAGAAAAGACCTTGAAGACAAGACCCTGCTTTTTCCTAGTTTTGATGATCTGACCTTAGGATTAGCCCTAGTTGAAGAATCTAAAGATATTTTGACCGGATCTTTAGACCCTATTTATGATACCGTTAGTGAGGGGGTTCTAGAGATAGAAGAGTTAAAAAATGAGTTAACAACAATTGTAATGACTCAAACTAGCTCTGGATATGGAGCTAGAGACAGATGGGATACTCCGGAGACTAAGATGCCAAATGGACGCAAGGGCAGACTGCGTAAGGATAGATATAGTGCTCTCATTATTGCTAATATGATAGCAAGATCACAACAAAAGGCTTTTGCCCCAGTCTCTTACGAGAATATTGGCGGTAATTCTAAGGACATACAAAAGAACGCAGATATTAAAATGTATAATGGTCCCGGATGGTTTACCAATGGTGCTAATGAGGATATATATGTTGGTGTTTACAAAAAATAGTGTATCATATCAATGATCCTATCTCAACCCCATTACAATAGTATTATATGCCAAAAAAATATCCAAAGAGTGAAGTAGCGGCTGCAGCAGAGCCTTCGACAGAAAAAGCATACATCACATGGGGCGAGGATTTGGCCTCTAAAACAGAAGCTCTTAATGCTTCTTCAGAAGCCCTACAAGAATACGATGGCGTTCAAAAAACCAGCGGATATTCTCGATATAGAACAGATTTTTCTAATCTAGACGGCAACACAGGAGGCAGACCGGGATTAACCAGAAATGATTATGACTACTTTAGACCAGATGAAGCAGTCCCCATTAAGATTAAACAGATCATTAGATTGGCCGATACCATATATCATCGAGTGGGATTAGTAAAGAATGTTATTGATCTTATGGGTGATTTTGGATGTCAGGGCATTAGGCTTGTACATAAAAACAAAAAAATAGAAAGATTTTACAAAAGCTGGTTTGATAAAGTCTCAGGAATAGAAAGAAGCGAAAGATTCTTGAATAATCTATATAGAGTAGGAAATGTGGTCATTAATAGACAAACAGCAAAAATCAGTCTCAAGGTTTCTGAATCTATGAGCAGGGCCGTAGCATCGCCAGACTTGATACTTAGCGATATGAATATGAGTGAGCTAAGCTTAGAAAAGAGAGAGATTCCATGGAGATATACTTTTATAGATCCTTTTTATGTTGATGTTGTTGGAGATAGTCTCTCTTCTTTTGTTGGAGATAAAAATAAAAGATATTCCATTACGCTACCAGCAAACCTTAGGAGAGTGATCAATAGTCCCAAGGGGGATATGGTTCAAGATATTGTTGCTCTGATACCATTACACATATTAGAAGCAGCAAAACACAAAAAGGCATGCCTACTAGATGCGGATAAGACTCAAGTCTTTCATTATAAAAAAGATGATTGGAGTATTTGGGCGTATCCTATGATCTATGCGATTATGGATGATATTAATATTATTGAAAAACTAAAACTAGCAGATTTAGCAGCTTTGGATGGGGCCATATCTAATCTCAGAATTTTTAAGCTAGGTAGTCTAGATCATAAAATAGCTCCTACTCGTGCGGCTGCGGCCAAGCTAGCTAGTATACTTGGTAATAATGTTGGCGGCGGAACTATGGATCTCATTTGGGGGCCAGATATAGAACTCATAGAGTCTAAAACTACTGTTCATCAATTCTTAGGAGAGGCTAAGTATACCCCACATTTAAACAGTGTCTATGCTGGACTAGGTATTCCTCCAACCCTGACTGGAACATTCGGAGCTTCTGGAACCACTAATAATTTCATATCACTTAAAACTCTTACGCAAAGACTAGAGTACGGAAGAAAGATGCTTATGTCTTTCTGGCAACAAGAAATTTTACTAGTTCAAAAGGCTATGGGATTTAAGCACTGTGCGAAAATTGAGTTTGACAGAATGGACTTATCTAATGAAGACACAGAAAAATCTCTGCTCATTCAGTTAGTTGATCGTAATCTCATATCCGACGAACTACTACAGTCTAGATTTGGCTTGGATCCAGACATGGAGAAGTCTAGACTAAATAGGGAAAACAGAGACAGAAAGACCGAAAGAATGGTAAATAAGTCAGGCCCTTGGCATGATCCACAATTTAATAATGCCCTAAAGAAAATAGCTCTAACTGGAGGAATTGTTACTCCTAGCGAGGTGGGACTAGAACTATTGCCCGCCGACCAAAACCAATTATCAAGATTCGATATGAGTAAAAATAGCAAAGTAAACACAACGCAGTTGGTAAAGGATTCGCCAGAATCTTTACCTGGAGTACCTGAAGCTGGCAGACCCAAGCTATCTCAAGATACCCAAAAGAGAAAAGAAAAAGTATTTAAACCCAGAACAGGAGCGACCCTGTTGGTTTGGACTAACGAAGCCCAAGAGAAAATTAGCGATATTATCAATCCATTGATTTTGGAATACTTCAACAAAAAGAACGTTAGAAGCCTGTCTCACGAACAACAAAAACATCTAGAAAAAATTAAAATTCAAGCCCTCTTTGCTCTAGAACCCTTGGTAACGGTAGGGGCCGAACAAATTTTAGCTACCATAAATATTAGTCAAGAAAACACCAAACACTACATTTTGGGGTATGATAGTTGGATTAAAGAAATCGGTAGCGATCTTAATCGACCATTAACTATGGAAGAACAAAAACAGATCAAGAGCGAATACTATAGATCTATACATACTACAGAGTAGCGTCTATTATGAAACTTTTTGAAACAGAAATTGTAGACGGTTTATCTGAGAAGATATTAGGTAAGTCTGCATCCTCAATAGTTTATGCCTCAGAGGCTCTTCCTTGTAAAACAAATTATATGCGTCCGACTCACATTAAGAGTCTAGCCTCTCTTGCTGATGCCGACTTATATTATGTTCAATCTATTTTAGTAACATCCTCATGGAATAAAAATGACGATATCTTTGATAAAGCAGAGGTGTGGCTAGCCAAAGACACCCCAGAAGATAAGCCTACCAACTTGGAGCATGATGAGAGCTCTATTATAGGCCATATCACCGCCAACTGGCCCATTACAGAAGACGGATTATTAATAGATATTCAAACCCCCATAGAGAATATTCCTGATAGATTTCATATCCTAATAGGTTCTGTGGTATACCGGAGCTTTAGTTCTGAGGTATTAAAAGAAAGATCCAACAAGCTAATAGCAGAAATAGAGAGCGGACACAAGTATGTTAGTATGGAGTGCTTTTTTACTGATTTTGACTATGGGTTACTAAATACTTCCACAAATGAATATAAGATATTAGCTAGAAATAATACTACAGCATTCCTAACCAAGCACTTGAGAGCATATGGTGGAGTAGGACAGCATGAAAACTATAAAATAGGCAGAGTATTGAGAGGAATCACGTTTTCTGGCAAGGGTTTTGTTGATAGGCCAGCTAATCCGGATAGTATTATTTTTACTCAAGCCAGTCTAGACGCTCCCCATATAAATAAAAATAGCGATTTTATAATGAAGGGTGTATTGAATACTAAGGTCGCAATCCCAGTGGAGCAGATACCAATGAGTTTAGAAAATACCGATACTATTACTACAGTTCAGGAAGAATCACCACAGTCATTTACGGAGGCTTATGCTATGATATCAGCACTGCAAAATCAAACGGCGATCTTAGAGACCACGGTTCAGACACAGGCAGATATTATCTCTTTGCAGCAGACGAAACTGGAGACTGTAGCCACGATGCATGATGAGGAAGTATTGAAGAAACAAAAAGAAGAAGAAGCCATGCTGACGATGAAGAAGAAAGAAGAAGAAGCCACGATGCATGATGAGGAAGTATTGAAGAAAAAAGAAGAAGAAGCCATGATGACGAGGAAAAAAGAAGAAGAAGAGGCCACGATGACGAAATACAGACAAGCAGAATTAGATAAGAAGGATTCAGCAACACTAAAGGTTCAGAGCGAACTAGATCATGCTCTGGAGCTTTTAGCTGGATACAAAGAGAAGGAAGAGAAAATGATGAAACAAAACAAAAAGATGAAGAGAGTAGCAGATCTTGTGGAGCTCGGTATCGACAGTCGTGCCGCCACGGCCACCGTTGAGAAGTTTGATGCTCTAGACGACGATATGTTTGCTGCTATTTCTGATCTATTAGTGGCCAAGATGCCAGAATGGTTACAGAAAAAAATCGACGAAAAGAAGCAAAAAGAAGAAGACAAGAATACGACGAAAACTGCTCCTGTAGCAGCTTTAGAGCAAGCTCTTGATAGCGCAGAGTCACAAAATGATATTGGTCTCAGTGTTGGTGGCGGAGAAGAGAACTTAGAAACGAATACTACTCGCGCGGAATTGGTTGATTATGTTTGTAACAGGCTCGGTAAAACACTTTACAAGGGAGAATAATAATGGCTCTGAAACCAGATCGTATTGAAGAAAGCACAGATATTTCATTTTTCATGAATACCGTGGGAGACCGCGGAGGTATAGTGGTTCATACTTCGGGCGCTGGTGGCTCAGGCATGGATGACTCTTATTCTGTAGTGGCCTATCCAACCACCACTCAATCGGGCACATTTCCTGCTGGATTGTTGCTGAATGATGTGGTTAGTCTTGATCTTACTAGACAGCATATCAACTGGCATAAAGACGAGGTTCAAGTTGGTGGCAAGGTAGCAATCCTTCGTAGGGGTACTGTTGTAACGAATAGGGTTACGGGCGCTCCATATCAAGGTCTGGCTGCCTATTATGGCGTTTCTGGAATACTAACCGCAACGAGCACAAACAGCGTTAAGGTTGGTAGTTTCTTAAGTTCTGTAGATGCCGATGGGTATGTGCGTGTAGGTATTAATATTCAGTAATTGTTTGCGTTGTTCACAATAAATTAGGAGAAAACACTAATGGCTAATTCAAAGTCCTTTATTCCTTCGTCGCCTGGGTTGACCGAACTCCTTGTTCGTTGCGGCTCACACAAAAAAGAAGAATCCCTTGCTGCTAATGCGGAATTTGCAAAGGCTTTGGAATTGCCTCTTCGTCAAGGTATTCTTAATGGAGATATTTTGGATGGTATTTTCGAACCCATTCAATTAGCTCCTGGTTCTACTCCCGAGTTTCCGTTAGACTTTCTGGCCCCTGGCACAGAAAAGGATTTCGTAGCCTATACGATTCCTAATCATGGTTATATTCCACAGCGTCATGTTGAGGGTGACTATGTAATGGTTCCTACGTATGATATCGGCGCAAGCATCGATTATCTCCTCAAGTATGCTAGAGATGCTCGTTGGGACGTTGTTGGTCGTGCTATGGAAGTGCTCGAAGCTCAGTTTGTTAAGAAGATGAACGACGACGGCTGGCACACGCTGTTAGCTGCTGCTGTTGATCGTAACATTGTAGTGTTCGATAGCGATGCTTCTGGTGGTCAGTTTACTAAGAGATTAGTCTCTATCATGAAGACGGTTATGCGTCGTAATGGTGGTGGTAATTCTTCTTCTCTTAATCGTGGTATGCTTACGGATCTTTATGTTTCTCCAGAAGCTATGGAAGACATTCGCAACTGGGGTCTTGATCAGATCGATGAGCTTACTCGAAGAGAGATCTACACAGCTGCTGACGGAACGCTTAATCGTGTTTTCGGCATCAACTTGCATGATCTTGATGAGCTGGGTGCTGGTCAACAGTATCAGACGTTCTATACTAGTACTCTCAGTGGTACTATGGATGGTGGTGACTCGGAAGTGGTTGTGGGCCTCGACTTGAGAAAGAGAGACTCGTTTATTATGCCGGTACGTCAAGAGGTCCAGATTTTTGAAGATGATACTTTGCATCGTCAAAAGAGAGCTGGCTTCTATGGTTGGGCAGAGCAGGGTTTTGCTGTGCTTGATAATCGTAGGGTGCTTTTGGGTTCTCTCTAATATTTCGACCTTATAGATATTAAACAAAACTGAGCCGCGTGTAATATCGCGGCTCTTTTTTTGATATTAGCTATTTCAATCACGATATATCACTTAAAGTGTATCATAATATGTGTTCTGTAGACTATAGTAATTAATTCTTGAAGGGGGCTTTATGGCTTGGAGAACAGAATTAACTCTTATTGTGAGAACTCTCATTAACGACCTAGAGACTGTGCCCACATACAGCGATACTAGAATTAGGCAAATGATTATGGTAGCTTTTCAGTATGTGATAACGGATATTAACTTACCTCTCAACTACGAAATAGATATAGTGGGACAGAACATATCTCCAGATCCTACTATGGGAGAGAGTAGGAACGTTGATTATTTGGGTCTGGTAGCCCTTAAATCAGCCTGTATGCTAGATCAGAGTACTCTAAGAACAAAACTCACCACAGAGGGCATACGCGCCAGCTTAGGACCAGCTAGCATGGTTCTTTCCGGTGGCGCTAGGGCGTTTATGTCCATATTAGAAGTGGGCCCTTGTGCTCTATATGACGATCTGGTAAATAATTACAATATTGGAGAGGGAGCTGTGGTCAGGGCAGTACTCGGTCCTTTTGTTGGCAATAATTTTTATCCATATATGAACGATAGAGCTAACGATAATCGCAATGGGAGTATAGACTTCTATAGTCACTAGGATCAATAAACATGATAGACTTGGGACCATTAAAGGCTATATATAAAGCAACAATAGATAATATGTTGTCTGAATTAGGGTTAGGAACCGAGTGTAAACTTATCTATAAAGATACCAAACAAACTCAGTGTTATAATTGTCTATACGATCCAATTAGTAAAAAGTCTGCAAATAAGTATAAAGAGTTAAATACTATTAATTTTCAGAGTGGTGGAGATTGGAATAGTCAAGATGGAAACCTACTTAGCGTAGGCACCTCGGGCAAAGCTAGCGCCTATGGTACGTTTGATCAATCGGGAAACGCCTGGGAATTGCTATCTACAACAGTATTTGGTTCCTATAATGCTGTTAGGGCAGGAGCGTGGAATTCTACGTCGGTTACCCAAACGTCTAGTATGGTTAGAGCATTTATTTCTATGTATAGC